TGATCCTGAACCCAAACCAACAGAAATGGTAACATTATATCTGTTTTTCCACTCAGTCGGTCTTACCGGTACGTATCTATTGTTTAAATTAACAATTCTTTCTTTGTCTTGATATTTAATTGATAATTCAAATATTCTTTTAAAAAGTTCTTTTACACCAGTTTCTGCAAATATTCTTGCAATTAACTCCATACGCATTTGCGTTTGCGTCATTAAGGTATTTATACCAGTTGCTGTTTTATTTAAAGCATCTGCATCCAAACCTTGAGAATATCTTGTGATACCAGTTCTTGTTTCTCTTACTGTATCTAAGTATTCTAATAATGGAAATGCTTGTTGTGAAATCGTTTGTGATTGCATTGGCATCATGACTTGATTCGGTGGTTGTTTTGTTCTTACAACTCCACCTGGTCTTGATGTTAAAAGATCATCAAGGTTTACCATGCCATCCATAATCGCAACTCTGTTATTATTTGTCAGATACATATTATCTAACAATTGTCTCATCACAGTTGATTTTACTAACTGAACATCTTGAACTAACTCTGCCACACTTCTGCCATAAAATCTGTGAGGCATAGGAATTGGAGTTAATGCACAAAACGGAATATGATCTACCGCTTCGTTATCTAACATTTCATAACCTGCATCACCTGCAACAGTTACTTTTCTAAGTTCTGCAACACCATCCCCATCATAATCTACTTTCACATAACATTCGTATAGCTCAACATTTTCTGTAGCTGTATCTGGGGTTTGATCAAATGGGTACTCATCAATATCTTTGAATCTTGTTAATCGTTCATTGTTATATAAAACGATTTGTGTAGCAGGAAGTTTCGCAACAATCTCTGGGTCATAACCCATTTCAATTAATTGCGATCTTGTTTTGACTGTTCTGTGAGCTACAAAGTTTGCATCTTCAATTGTCTTTGCTGTTCTTTCAATTAAAAATTCTTCTGGCGGAACATTCTCTATTTTTATTTTTCCACTACTTGCTGATCTTTTGATAACGCAATTGTATAATTTTGGTTTTGGTATTTTTATTTCTTGACCTTGTGCCTCTGCAATTTTTTCTACTTGTTCTAATTGCTCTTGTGCTTTCTCATCATCAAATTCTTCGCTTTCAACAATTTCAATATTTTCATCATTGGTTAATAATTGATATTCTTGTTCACTCAGATTTCTGTATGTCTCTTGCGAAACTTTATTTTCTTCTGACCAATAGATTTTTACAATTCCATTTTTCTCTAATAATGCATCCTTGAACCAGGTATACATAATTTGAAAACCAGGATTGTCTTTATTGAATACATAGTTCAAATAGTTTGTTGCTTGTTCTGCTAATGGAACATCCTCTGCTTTGACTGGTTCACATTTGGCAGTTTGATTTGATGCAGTGAAAATTCTCATAAGACTAGGTAAAATGGTTTCTATGGTATCAGAAACATCAGTGGAGACCACTTGGGATCTACCATCTATTTCTGTGCCTAATTTTTCACCTAAATAATATTCTAATGCTCTTTTTCTTTGCGTTGATAATTCACCGCCTAAAAAACCTAGTGCATTGTTTATTTCGTTATTGATTATATGTCTTAATTGATGATCTGAAATTTTTGCCATATTAAATTATATAATTTGTATTTACGCTTATTGTTTTTTTCCAATCCGTTGCCTCTATTCCACCACCAACAATTCCTGTGCGGAACGCATCGGCAGAGTGCGAAGCAAAGTTGTGTAAAGGTTTGTTTCTAAAACATTGATTTTTCTCATCCCATCTTTTTTGATAGGCTTTCAATGCTTCTATTCCAACTGAACATTTGTTTTTATCAAAATAACAATTGGGAATTGCCTTTCTCACAGCTTCAATCCCATCTTCAATAGATAGTTTTGGGGCTACTGTAAAGCTAATTCCTAGTTCTAACGCAGACTCAAGTCTTGATTTACCATAAGCTCCAAGCTCTCTAACCTTAATATCATGCGGAGCTATGTGCGTTGAATAATCGTAAGGTTTATTATTTATTACTTTTGCATAGTGATCTAATCCTTCACCACTGGCTTCGTAATAATCAATAAGCCTTATTTGACTTTTATATCGCTGAACAAACCAAATCACTGTTTGGTCGTTCATTCCCAAATCCCACCAAGATTCTACCTCTAAATTTTCGTCATATAATTCATCGGTAATTCTATCCTCTTGCTCAGCCTTTTCTATCAAAGCACCATAATAAGAACCAGTGATTGCAGCTTGAAACGAACATTCAAATTCTTGCTCATATAAATCAGGCGACATCATCTGTTTTGCAGAGTCTAATTCTTCATTATCTAATATGCCTGTTTCACTTGCTTTATGTGTTGAGGCATACCAACCCTCTGTTTCTTTGGCTTGGCAATATAGATCATAAAAGTAATTTCTACCCTTTGGCGTACCAATAAATATGCACCAACCTTTTCTATCAGCTAATGCAGGTCTAATGACTTCAGGAAACACACTGGGATTAATACTTTGTGTTTCATCAAATACGCAGCCATCTAAAAATATACCTCTCAGTGCTTGATCATTCTCACCACCCAAAATGGTTATTCTTGCACCATTGGGAAAATCAGCTCTAAGTTCAGACTCATTAAATTTTACACCAGGTATTTTTCCAGCATAGGTTTTGATGTAATCCCATGCCGTTGCCTTACCTTGTTTAAATGTAGGCGAAATAAAGGCGTAGCGACTTGGTTGTTTTGGGTTTGTCAAAGCAGCTCTAATCATGTGATTAATACACATGACAGTCTTACCTGCTCTACGATGTAACACTAAAACGCTAAATCGGCTCTTAGAGATTTTTTCATGCAAAATTTTTTGCAATACTCTTGGTTTATACGGAATCTCAATAACTGGCACTTTTAAACAAAACCCCCCACTTAGTGATATGTCGTATTGTAGTGTGAACCTTCTATGCCAAGCTCCCAAGATATAAACTGAGAGAAACTATCAGCTTCTTTTTTATCTTTGAAACCATTGAACTTAATAACGACTTGATTGTTTTTATCAATGTAAACAATTGTTTTGTATTCTTTATCATAGTCCATTGGTAATCCTTTTGTTATTTCATTCTTAATCTTTTTTTAATTTCTTCAAGTTCTTTTTCAGAAATTGCTGCACCAGAAATAGATTTTAAAATATTCGCTTCCTTTTCTGCTTGTTGTGCAAATCTTTCAAGTTCATCTTCAGATACAGCAGCACCTGATTTTTCTCTCAAAGATTTAAAATATTTTGTAAAATTATCCATTGTCGCCTCCTTGTTTAGTTGTGTGTGAGTCCTATCGATATTTTTATTGTTACAAATATAATTTTGTGGTGGTGCATCGCACAAAACCCCACCAATTTAGATAAAAAAACCTAAATTTTTAGTATTGATAATAAAAAATTAACACTATTAAACTTTCCGATAAATAAACAGTTATCAGAAAATTAGTACAAAACTAGAACATTTGTTTTCTATAACTTTTTTGTACTAAATATTTGTACATAAATTGCAAAAATACATTACAAAATAAAGTTAATCAGACCATTTTACTTGTATTATTTGGTCTCCCAACTTAGCATTTAATTCATTCTTTTTACCATAAACATTAGCGTTAAGCTTCTCTGCTTTCCATTTGGCTAAATCTACGGCTGCTTTTACCAGGTGAGTTTTACCTAAATCAGTTTTTTTTTCATATTTAGCGTTCTCTAAATTCTCATTTAATAAATCTTCAGCATTGGCTAATACAAACTCAATTCCATCAGCTTTAGCTTTTGCATATTGTTCCTGGAACTCAGGATATTTATTAATCCAATTTCTTAAAGTCTCCCAACAAGGCATAGATTTAAGTCTTGTAATATCTCTAATGCTTTTGCCTTGAGCTAATAGCTCCATAATTTTCTTTGTAGTTTTTTTTGAAAATTTACTTGGTCTGCCTACTGGCTTGTTCTGTTTTTGTTCTATTATTTGATTATTCATATTTTATATTATTTTTTAATTAGGTATTGACACTGTGTTTACAATAAATACTATCAACTACAACGAAAGGATAAAAATGAAACTACCAAAAACTAAAGAAGACTTTATCAAGTTAAAAAGAAAACTTGAAAAAGACCCTGATAATGGTGATCTGTTTAAATATATGACAGTTCAAAAATTTATTAAAGTTGTCGGAACATATATTGATGGTTCATTAAAAAAGAAAGTTTTGAATTAATGAATAAAAAACAATTACAACGTCAAACCTTGATCAACCTTTTATCTGTTAAAGGGTTATTTTATCAAGAGTGCAAAAGACGTTACATCAATCAATCTAACACTGCCAGAACGACCTCAAGGATAAACGATTCTAAAGGGAAGAAAGAGGGAACAGATTCTGGCAGGGTAAGAATGATTAAGATATAAAAATCCTAATATATAAAATTAATTAAGCATTTTGCCTTAATTGTCAAATAAATTTCTGTAATCCTATTTTATTTACTGATCTGCATACATCAAACAACGCATTGTTATATTTTGTTCTGATTGTTTCATGGCTATCACCTACAAAAAAGTATTTTAAATCTCTAAATGACTTTTTTCTTGGAAAGTGTCTTAAATAAATTAAATCTCTATATTCTGGTAATGATTTGATCATAATATTAAGCACTAACTCATAAATTTGTAGCTGCTTAGATGTTGGAATGACTTTTATATTAGATTTACCATATTTATTATGGTCTGTTTTATCCGGTATGACCTGGATTAAATTGAACATTTGACTAGCTTTTGGCTTTTTAGGTGGTGCGATCTTACTATCTACCCAACTGGCTATTCCTAAATACTGGTCTAAAATTTGCGGTGTAAGTTCCCTCTCAATCATTTATATCTCATAAAACTATTTTATTATGTTTTCAATAAACCCCTAGCTTTGGCAGGTGTGGGTATCGGTAAAGCTACCGATCAGTAGTTTTTACCTAATTATATATTTAACTATATATATTAAATATAAGTATTAAATCTATATACAGTATCATTTAATGATACCTCACTCAGCATTTTTTGATACCACAAGATAGTCTTTTAATCGGATGATTTTAGTTTTATCAACAGGTTTATTTTTACGTTTAGCATAAGCCTTCTTTTGAGCATTACGCATATTAATATTGTCCAGGATATAATCCTGCATCGTAGGTTTATCAAAAACAATATGAAGTGTTTTTTTATTAATCTGTTTTCTAGCTAACATTCCAAACAAAGTGAGTCGGTCAAGGATTTTAGTAATCGTTCTGCTATCCTTAATCCCAGTTCTGTCTTTTAAATACTGATAAGATACCCTGCAACCTCTTGGTGCATTGCGAAATGAATAACAGATAATAAAAA